CGCAAGGCGTATCCCGACGACTGGGAAACGAAGATCCTCGATTACAACCAGACCATCATGGAGCCCGCGCTCGACCTAAAAGAGGTCAACATCGTCGCGGACCAGATAAAAAAGAAAGACTACCAGTACAAATGCGCCGACCAGCCTATCTGCAACTTCTGCAACAAGGACCTGTGTCGCAGCCGGAAACACGGCGTCGGAGGGGGTGCCAATACGCCTACCGTAGCCAACCTCCGCAAATACGACAGCGAGCCACCGCTATGGTTCCTCGACGTTAACGGAAGCCCCGTGGAACTCGACACCGAAGGTCTACAGAAGCAGCCGCGCTTTCAAATGCTTTGTATGGAGCAGATAAACTTCATGCCGCGCACCATCACCCGGCAGGCCTGGGAGGCGCAGATGAACAGCCTTCTGGGGCAGATGGTGGACACCGAGGGCGCGGTAATCTCCACGTCAGCAGATACCAGTCTCAGCGGGCAGTTCTACGACATGCTGGAAGAGTTCTCGACGCACATGCAGTCCGCGATGGACCGCGAAGAGATACTTCTTCGTCGCCCATGGACAGACGAGGAGGAAGGCAGGACCTACTTCCGGCTCAAGGATTTCGAGGCGTTTCTTAAGCGCAACAAGTTCTTCGACTACAGGTCCAACAAGATAGCCCAGCGACTTCGAGACATAGACGGCAAGGCCGAACAGTTCAGGATCAAGGGACACATGGTCCGATGCTGGTCGATACCTGCGTACACAAAGATTGACGAGGAGTTCTCGTCACGCTTCGACGAAGAGGATATTCCGTTTTGACCGACACCAACTGGAGCCAACTCCTGCGAGAGCTTCGGGGGGAGGCTCGCATGACCCAGACCGAACTTGCTTACAAGACAAAAATGCCGCAGCGGACTATCGCCGAATACGAGAACGTGGGGGCATCCCGTCAACTCTCCATCTACAAAATTGAGTTGATACTTGCGGCGCTGGGCTACGAGATAGACGTTTTTTTGGTGGAGAAATAAATGTTTCGATATTTTGGACCGCCCGGCACAGGGAAGACCACAACGCTCTTGAACCAAGTGGACGAGCTACTGTCCAAAGGGATGTCACCTAATGAAATTGGCTACTTCGCGTTTACGCGGAAAGCGGCCCACGAAGCCCGGGACCGAGCGGTCTCCCGCTTCAACCTAGACCCGGAGAAGGACTTCATGTACTTCCGTACATTACACAGCCTAGCCTTCAAGGTGCTTGGTCTGACGGGAGCCCAGATCTTGGGGGACAAGGCCCTGCGTGGTTTCAGTGAAGAGGCCGGTTCTGACCTGTGCTCCGGTGGCGCGGAACGCATATCCGACGACGGCTTTAACGTGATGAAATCCAACAACCCCATAATGCGGGCAATTGATCTGGCACGAAACACGCTTAAGGGGACGGGCTACGCTTATAACGCGATGGAGCTTCCTATTCCGTTCTACGAGTTTGAACACCTGTACAAGGAGTACGAGCGTTTTAAAGAATTTAAAGGTCTCAAGGACTTTACCGACATGATGGTGGACCTCTCTAATAATCCCGGGAGCATTCCGTTTCTTAAGGTGGTGTTTCTGGATGAGGCGCAGGATCTTACGCCCCTACAGTGGAAAGTAGCGCACCACCTAAGTGATCGCAGCGACAGGATGTTTGTTGCTGGTGACGATGACCAAGGTATTTACCGGTGGGCAGGCGCTGACATCAACCACTTCGTCAGTTTACCCGGCGGTTCTGAAGTACTCTCGCAGTCTTACCGAGTCCCACGCAGCGTACACCGTGTGGCAGACTCCATTGTGGGGCGTATCAGGAACAGGCAGAAGAAAACTTGGATGCCACGACAAGAGGAGGGGTCCGTCGAGAAGACCTACGATGCCAACACAGTGTCGTTTGGCGATGGCGAATGGCTCATTCTCGCTCAGGCGAACTACATGCTGGACGAGTTGGCTGACCGGATGACCTCCAGCGGCCACTACTTTGAGCGCAAGGGTTCCCCGTCTCTTAAGAGGACCGTTCGGAACGCCATCAGTTCTTGGAACCACCTCCAGTCGAGCCCCGGCCACGAAGTTTCCCTGAGCGAGGCGGTTAACCTGTACGACCACATGTCTAGCGGTGCAGGGCGGTTGAAAAGGGGTGCTAAGAAAATGCTTTCTGGAGCCGACCAAGAAGACCTTTTTACAATGGAGGTTCTTCGGCTCCACTTTGGTCTGGAGACGCCCGCAGACACCTGGGATGTCGCACTAGACCGGATAGTGGACGAGGACAGGGCCTATGCCTCGGCCCTTCTGAACCGAGGCATTAACATCTTCGAGAAACCCAAGATCAAACTGTCCACGATCCACGGGGCAAAGGGCGGCGAAGCGGACAACGTACTCCTGTTCACGGACCTGTCTGGAAAAGCCTTGAAAGAAATGGAAAAGAACCCCGACGACGCTCACCGGGTTCTATACGTGGGGTTGACGAGGGCCAAACAAAACCTCGTCCTAAAGATGCCGGAAGATTCACAGAGAGGATGGTCGATATGAGAGTTATTATTGAAAGCCCCTACAGTCCCGGAAGCCCGGAAAACATAGAATACGCCCGGAGATGTCTGTTTGATTCGCTCCTTCGGGGGGAATCGCCCTTTGCGTCGCATCTTCTATACACGCAAGTTCTCGACGACACCGACTCCAAGCAGAGATATGTTGGTATGACGCAGGCTTTGGAGTGGTACGAAACGGCGGACCTGTGCGCTGTTTACATTGACCGGGGGATCTCCTCCGGAATGGAATTTGGGAGAAGCCACGCGCAGTCTCTCGGGATGAACATTGAAGAGAGGACCTTGAAAAATGACAGCCAAAAAAGTGTTGGAAACAGCTTTAAATCTTATTGGGGGTGACCGGGCCAGTACCCACGGGTCAATGCTTGAGAACCACGAGAACATTGCCAAGTTGTGGAACGGTTACCTTTACAACAAGGAAGAACTGAGTGCGTCCGACGTTGCCAACATGATGGAGCTTATGAAGGTGGCAAGGCGGAAGGCCGGGGCCTTTAATGCCGACGACTATGTTGACGGTGCCGGATACGCGGCGGTGGCTTATGAATGCGCCGAGGGGGAAGAAAATAAGGAGGAAACCGCACTTGACCCCTTCGACCCAGAGCGCTTCCGCCTCACCGAGGATATGTTAAAGGCTATGGTAAAATGAAGACGCTTCAGGAATCCAGAGAAGACTGGCGTTACGCCATCGAAGGCGATGGGAGCCACTGCCCTTGTTGCGACAGGTGGGGGAAAATTTACCCACGCCAATTTAATTCCTCCATGGCGCGTTCCTTGCTCTGGCTTGTCCGCGAAGGGGACGGTTGGACCGATGTCCCAAACACCGCTCCAAGATGGCTCACGAGGACAAATCAACTGCCCACCGTCCGGTGGTGGGGGCTGATCGAACGCAGGGAATCGGAAGACCCGGCGATCAAGCATTCCGGGATGTGGCGAGCCACAGAACGAGGGGCCGACTTCGCCTATGGCCGCATCTCCATTCCGGAAACAGTCTTCACGTACAACGCGCAAGTCCTCCGTTTTGGAGAAGAAAAAATGCGGATTGAAGAGGCCTTCAAGACGCAATTTGATTACGCCCAAGTCATGTTGCCGGTCTCCGGGTCTGTACAAATGGAAATGTGGGACGATGAAAAAGAATCTTAAAAAGCCCAAGTGGGGCGTGAAAACCGAATGGGTGCCCATCGAGCAGCTACCGCCGACACCGGACGGCATCACAGAAATTGCAATTGATCTGGAGACCAAAGACCCACGGCTCAAGACGCACGGTCCGGGCTGGGCCACGGGTCACGGCGATGTCGTCGGGTTTGCCGTCGCATACGAAGGGTTTAACGCCTACCTGCCCATTGCCCATGAGGGCGGCGGCAACCTCGACCGGGGCATTGTCATGCGCTGGTTCCAGAAGGAGATAGCCAACCACCCGTCGGATAAGATCTTCTTCAACGCCGCCTACGACGTGGGCTGGCTCAAGCGCCTCGGCATCGACCTCAAGGGCAAGATGATCGACGCCATGCTCGCCGCACCCCTGCTGAACGAAAACCGCTTCAGCTATTCCCTGAACTCCGTTTCATACGATTACATGGGGTTGATGAAGTCCGAAGCCGCGCTTCGGGAAGCCGCACAGGAATTTGGCGTAGACCCCAAGGGCGAACTCTACAAGCTGCCCGCCTGCTTTGTCGGCGAGTATGCCGAGGCCGACGCCCAGCTTACGCTCGACCTGTGGCAAGTGTTTAAGGTGGAACTGACCAAGGAAGACCTTTGGCAGGTCTTTGACATGGAATCCGCCGTCCTGCCGCTCTGCATAGAGATGACTTGGCGCGGCATCCGGGTGGACCTCGACGCAGCAGAGCGTCTTAAGCAAGACTTGCTCAAGGTGGTCAAGGGCATTAAGTCCGAGGTCAAGAAGGAGACAGGGCTGTCGTTTGAACTGTGGGCCGCTGCCTCCATCGCCAAGGTCTTTGACCATCTCGACATCCCCTATGGCCGGACCAAGACCGGACTTCCAAGCTTCACCAAGAACTTCCTAGCCCAGCACGAACACCCCATAGCGCAAAAAATTGCCGAAGCCCGCGAATACGACAAAATGGGAAACACCTTCCTCTCCAGCATTTTCAGGTACACGGATAAAGGGCGCATCCACGGGCACATCAACCAGCTTAGATCCGAGGGCGGCGGTACAGTGTCCGGGCGCATCAGCATGTCAAACCCCAACCTCCAGCAAATCCCCGCCCGTAATCCCGACATGGCGCGGAAAATACGCGGGCTGTTCCTGCCGGAAGAGGGGGAGCAGTGGGCGTCCATGGATTTCGATCAGCAGGAACCCCGCATCCTCGTACACTTTGCAAGCCTCACGCACCGGGGACTGACCGGAGCCGACGACTTTGTGAGAGCATACAGGACCGACCCAGATACCGATTTCCATCAGATGGTTGCCGACATTGCCAAGATACCGCGCAAACAAGCAAAGACCATCAACCTAGGTATCATGTACGGCATGGGGCAAACACGGCTCGCGGAGCAACTGGACGTGACGCCGGAGGAGGCTAAACGGCTCATGCGCCAGTACCATGAGGACGTGCCGTTCGTTAAAGAGCTTATGGATGCTGTGCAAAGGAAAGTCTCGCACCGCGACAAGGGTGGGTTTGTCCGGTCCTTGCTTGGCC